ATGTAACAGCAGAAGCTATGAAAGACGACTACAATAAAAGGATAATGTTTAACTATCTTAAAAACTTTTAAGGAGCAATGACCCATAACGGAGTTGCATAACAATGACTAAAGAAGAACAATTAAAATTAGCACAAGAGAAATCTAAAACAACTAATCTGGGAAACACTAATTCCAGTAAAAAGAATAGGTTATTAAAAAATACACTGAATAGAATTGTAACTCAAGATGATGCTAAAAGAGCTAGGAACATGATGGAAGCATTAGTCTCTAAAGCTGAAGAGGGCGATACTCGTGCTCTGGACATAGTGTTAGACAGATTAGAAGGAAAAGTCCAAAGTCAGACAGACATAATATCTAGCGATGGATCACTACAGTCTAACCTTAAAATAGAATTTGTTGATGCAGCCGACCCAAAAGTTTCCGAGTAAGCTAAAGTTTTTATTTGAACCACACCGATATAAGGTAGCTTATGGAGGGAGAGGGTCAGGTAAGTCTTGGANNTATGCAAGAGCTTTNCTTATGATGGGNACAGAAAAANCATTAAGAGTTTTATGTACAAGAGAAATCCAGAAGTCTATTAAGCAATCGGTGCACACGCTGCTTAAAGATCAGATACAAGCGTTAGGTCTAGGAGAGTATTACGAGGTCGTAGAGAACTCTATAAGAGGTATAAACGGCACTGAATTTAACTTTGCAGGATTAGCAACAAACACAGTTGAAAGTATTAAATCCTTTGAGGGAGTTGATATTGTCTGGTGTGAGGAAGCGCAGAACATTAGTAAACGATCATGGGACATATTAATACCTACGATCAGAAAACCTGCTAGTGAGATCTGGGTAACATTTAATCCTTACATGGACACAGATGATACCTATAAGCGTTTTATTATTAATAAGCCTAGTAACGCTAGAATAGAAAAAGTTAATTACATTGACAACCCTTTTTTTCCAGAGGTGTTAGAGATAGAAAGAACACGATGCAGAAATCACAACGCAGAAGATTATGCAAACATCTGGGAGGGTGATACTAAAGCCGCTGCTGATGGTGCAATTTATCACAATGAGATAAGACAAGCACAAGAGTCTGGGAGGATTACTACTGTACATCCAGATGCTTTATTAAAGACTCACATTGTTATGGATTTAGGATGGAACGATTCAATGGCTATTATCTTATGCCAAAGAAATTTGTCCGAGATACGAGTTATAGATTATATAGAAGATGACCACAGGACATTAGATAGTTATTCGGACCAACTGAAACAATTAGGCCACAACTGGGGGACAATGTATCTACCTCATGATGCTAGGAACAAAGACTTTAAATACGGGACATCAGCCGAAGAAATTATGCAGCGACTGAAATGGGACACCGAAGTAATACCCAAAGCAAATATAGAGACTGGTATTAAGTTAGCTCGGATGACTTTTGATAGAGCTTACTTTGACCAAGATAAAGCAAAAAGATTAATAGAGTGTTTAAAGAATTATAGGAGAAGTATCAATCAATCAACACAAGAACCACAAGCTCCACTGCATGATGAATATAGTCATGGTGCTGATGCTTGGAGATACACCTGTGCAGTTGTAGATACAATGAATAACGATGATTCTACTTGGGATCAACCACTAGAGATTAACAAATCATGGATAGTATAAATGGCATACGATAAGAAAAAAATGAAAGTAAACGAAAGTGACAATAGAGAATTAGTCAATATTATTGGCGATCATATTGATGACTCGTTAGGCTTTATTGCAACTGATACACAATTGCAAAGGGCATCCGCATTAGACTATTATCTTCGTGAGCCTTATGGAAACGAGGTAGAGGGTCGTAGTCAAATAGTAACCGCAGAGGTTGCAGAAGCAGTTGATGGAGCATTGCCACAACTTATTAAGGTCTTTACCCAGTCACAAAAGGCAGTTATATTTGAGCCAGTTAACGAAGGTGATGGTGAATTGGCTGAACAAGCGACAGCATATGTAAACCACATTTTTTATAAAGAGAACAATGGATTTGAATTGTTGCATGATATGTTCTGGGATGCACTGTGCCAAAAAGTTGGCGTACTTAAATGCTACTGGGATGACAAGAAAGATGTAACAAAAGAAAAATACGAGAACCTAACAGAAGATGAACTTGCTATGATTATGCAAGACGAGGAAGTAGAAATTGTTTCTCAAGAGGTCGTAGAAGAAGTTATAGAACAAGAACCACAACCAATGATAGACCCACAAACTGGACAACCACCTGTTGATCCCATGACTGGGCAACCGATGATGGATGAGATGGGTATGCCAATGATGATGGAAGTACCTCCAATCATTAACCTTTACTACAATGTCAAATGTAAAAGAACAATAGACTCATCTAAAGTTAAAATAGAGTCAGTTGCTCCAGAAGAATTTTTAATAGACAAAAGTGCTATTAATATTGAGGATGCTGATTTTGTAGCAGAAAGAAGTTTAGTTACTCGTAGTGATTTAATAGCAATGGGATATGACCCAGATGTTGTTGCAGAATTATCTACTGGAGATTTATTAGACTTTACTCCAGAGAGGGTAGCAAGGTTTGGTGCAGGTGAGCAACCCTTTGATAATAACAACTCTGATAATGAAAGTATGCAGCGTGTTGAGTATTACGAGTGTTATGTTCGTGCAGATTTAGATGGTGATGGCATAGCAGAACGACATAGAGTTTGTTACGCTGACAACAAAGTGCTAATGCACGAAGAATGTGACTATCAACCATTCCATAGTGTATGCCCGTTCCCAATACCACATAAGTTCTTTGGTGAATCATTAGCTGACAGAACTATGGATTTACAATTAATTAAATCTACTATTACTAGACAGATGCTAGACAATCTTTACTTAACTAACAACTATCGTGTTGGTGCAGTTGAGGGACAGGTTAATCTTGATGACTTACTAACATCTACCGCAGGTGGTGTTATTCGTATTAAGAACCCTAATGCGTTAGTGCCAATGACAGTGCAATCTAGTGCAGGACAATCATTTCCCATGCTTGAGTATTTAGATACTGTACAAGCTAAACGAACTGGTGTAAGTGAAGCATCACAGGGACTTGATCCTAATATTCTACAGAATGTAACAGCCACAGCAGTCGCAGCAATGAGTTCAGCAGCAGGTGGTAAAATAGAACTGATAGCTCGTATATTTGCTGACACTGGAGTCTCATCTTTAATGAAAGGTATATTACAGCTTGTATGTAAGTACCAACAAAAAGAAAAAATTATTAAAGTTAATAACAAATTTGTACCCATGAATCCTAGAGAATGGAATACAGAATACAATGTCACAGTCAATGTTGGTCTGGGCAATGGTGCTAAAAGTGAGCAATTATCTGTTATGCAGATGGTGTTAGACAAACAAGAGCAGATGCTTACACAATACGGATTATCTAATCCACTAGTTAGCTTAAAACAATACAGAGACACACTGGCTAAATTTGTAAACATGGCTGGATTTAAAGATGAGTCTGCATTCTTAAAAGATGTAACCCAAGAAGAATCTGACCAACTTGCACAACAACAAGCACAGAACCCACAGGCTGATCCTAATACTGAAGCAGCTAAAATACTTGCACAAGTAGAAAAAGAAAAAGCAGAGATGCAAATGCAATCTAAAATGGCACAACTTGAATTAGAAAAACAAGAGCTAGAGCTTAAGGTGCAAAAAGAAATGTTAGAGCTGCAACAAAAACAAGTACAGTTTGAAGCAGAGATGGCTATGAAAGAAATGCAACTGATGCAAAAGACTACCAATGACCAAGAAAAATCTGATCTAAATAAAACAACAGAAATATTAAATTCATTAGAAAAAATACAAAACCTAGCAACACCTAAAATTTAATGGCTAGTTACTTTAAATATTTAGATGATTGGATTCGCAAGGATAAAGAAGCTCAACTAGAAGCAGTTAAACGTTTAGGTTTAAAGCCTGACAACACAGCACAAGACAGAGCTAAAGCTATGGGGTTTGGTGATGATATGTATCATGGAACTACCAAAGACTTTAATAGCTTTGACCCAACAAGAAAAGCAAGAGTTGTAAACTCACACCTTATTGATGAAAGCAGAAATGCTACTTATGTAACTCCAGATGCTGAAGAAGCGAGTGATTTTGCACGAAGTTTAGTTAAAAATAAAATAACTTTTAATGATGGCGTAGTCATGCCTTTAAAAACAAAAGGAAAGCTTTTTGATTTTAATAATGTTGACGATATTAATATCTTAGCCAAAGAATTAAAAAAGAACAAAAACTTAGAAAGACTTGACCCTTTGTACGCCTCAGGTTTTGGAATAACAAAATATGACTCATTACTAACTGACGCTAAAAGTGGTAATTGGAGTGACATGGAAAAAGCAGAAATTCAAAAGATTATTAAAAGTAAAGGTTATGATGGCTATCATGTTAAGGAAAAGGATTATTACCCAACAGTTGCATCTGCTATATATAACCCAGCTAACATAAGAAGTAAGTTTGCACACTTCAATCCTAAGATGGCTGGAGTAGGAGCTGGTTCTGTATTATCTGCTGATTTAATGGCTGATGAATTAGACCTAGAACAAAAACCTAAACCAAGTATGTTTAAAGGTTTAATGGAAACCATAGGTAATGTTAATCAACAACAAGCACAAGCATATGGAAACACAGGTGTTGGTGTTGCAAGTGGAGTAGGTAGCTTACTTGCTGACCCTGCAATGGCAGCCGAAATTGCTGTTAGAGGTATGGCAGGACTTGGACTTGGTGGATTATTAATGTCTAATGAATTAAATGCAGGTGAAGACCAACAATTATTTTTACAGAGATTAAAAGCAAGATAATGGATAAAAAAGCTGAAATTAAAAGCGTATTAAATACTCAATCATTTCTTGATGAAATAAAAGATATGACCAAAGAGTGTTATGCAGAAATACAAAATTCTAATCCAGAAGATGTAGCT